GATCTCAAGAGCCTTGCCTCTAGAGGACTGGTCTTCCATACTTCTGGACACACTCTGTCCTTGGCTGAAACTACGAGATGTTCCCCTTGTTTTAGTAACCGACTTTGAAATTGACGTTGAAATGCCGTGAGTATAGCTCTCGGCATTACTCTGTGAAATCGACACCGTATTCTTGCTAAATGGTGTAAGCTGTGTATATAGAGTTTCGTAGTTGTCACGAATTTCTGACAGTTCTGCACTTGAAACCGAGGAAGCTAGGACTAAAATGTCATACCGTTCACCACGCATACTGTCCACAAGCGTTTCCAAGCCACGCAACTCATGTTGCACACTATCTGCATTAGCTTCTGTCAAGCAAGATACTGCCGCTATTGTTGGTGGATACTGCTCATCATATGTCAGCATGCTGTTCAGCAAGTCAACATTAGAAGATACCGTCTCGTTCGTGACTTCACTTCCGGGAAAATTTCCTTCGAATGCTCCCTTCAAAGTCTTGAAAACCATGCTCAAGTCTGCCGGGTTATCACTTGCCGTACCAAGATACACATCAATTTTGTCTCCATCGCTACGAAGCCAATACACTGCTGATGCATTATAATCGGCTAGAGCATGAAACAACGCCGAGCATTTCCTGGCTATATTTTCATTCTCTGCATATGTGATGCATCCCAAATGAAATACCCTGACATTTCTGCCAAGTTCCGTTTGCATTCTATTTTCTGGAATTAACACAGGTGCATTTTCAAGAACACTTAGATATCGACAGCGCACAGTAATGTCAGCCATATCAAGAGCTTTTGATAGCCCATCTGCCGAAGGCATCTCCATTAGAGCCTGATTGATTTGCATCAGATCATTTTGCTGTGTACCCACAATGATCTCCTCCTTAGTCAATATCCATTTTCTTCAATGCTTGTGATAAGACGACCACTGCTTTTGCCATTTCCAGATCACTTTTATCCTTGTTAGGATTACGCATCATCAAGTGTGTCTGAAAACGACAGGCAGCAAGAAGTTGCTGCTTAACCAGCATACAACTGTTTTTATCACGCATCGCAGGATGACCCATGCACTTAAAATTCATTCCAATGCACATGGGGCAAAATCTTCGAATCATACAATCATTGCATACAGGCATATCTGAAATAACTGTATTCCAAATATCCAGTGCTTCGGCTTTTTTCATTTTCTCAGACGAAAGTACCAGTGGCGACAACAAATGACACGGATGCTTACTTCCATCCAAATACACAGCTGAAAACTGTTTGCCTGCACCACAGTATCGGGTATTCTTGTCCTCTTTTGCCCATATTCCACGCAAATCATGCCTCAGAAATGCAATTGGTATCACATCTGGCTTTGTGAGATAATAATCCGCTAGCAAGTCAAGTTGTTGGCGGAAAACACGGACGGAATCCTTTTTCCAGCACGGAGTTCCTAGCGCAATACTCGCATCGATTTCAACATTCCTTTCATGCAAATCGATTACGTTTCTAGCAAGATAGGGGGCAGCTTCTTCAGACAAAGTCATTTTTATCGGCTGATCTGGCCATGTCTCTACAAAGAAATCTATATCGATTTGATGGTTAGATTCGCTCCTGTTTATATCCTGTGCGTGATACTTTCCATCATAACTCACACAAAGATAAAACCTATCTTTCCTTTCTCGAAACCACGCTTTCATCTCATTGTTCAGTAATGTTCCGTTTACTGTTGCAAATAGGATATACGGCTTATTCCAAGATTGATCCATCACCCATTGAGCGATTTCTGCAATTCTCTCAAAGCATAGCAGTGGTTCGCCACCCAGGAAAGAAATTTCGACTTCTTCATAATCTGGATCTGCAAACAGTTCTGTTATAGCTTGCTGAGCCACTTTCAACGGCATCAATTCTGTCTTATTTGCCGATTTATCAACGTAGCAATAGGTACAATTTAAGTTGCACTTATGACTTATCAGTAAACAAAGCTCCTTACGAGATTTGTGTCCTTTGGTAGGCCATATCATACAACCATCTCCTAGTGTCGTCCTGCGCATCCACGACAGGTTCCCTGACAACCAGCAAATGTGCAGTACGCAAGGTAATTGTCATTGGGTTTTACATCTTGCATGATTACATCTTCTAATGCGGATCGTGGATCTGCGACAAAATCAACCAGCTTTTGAAGATCTTGTCCAGAAATGCCGAGAAATTCTGCCATTTCTGAGACTTCTTCTTCTGATGGAATTTGGAAATCTCGGCCTTCCAGACTTTCCATTATTTCATCAAGTACCGCTTCATAGTCGGAAACGTTGGAGATTTCTTCTATCGCTTCCTTAATCTCGTTAACTTCTTGTCCATTCACCCGCTCAATCCCAAGTTTCCCAAATTCCATATTAACTCTCCTTCTATCAGTCGATTAGCCTACTAGTTAAGGAGTTGATCCAATCACGCGGTCGTTGAATTGTCGCTAGACGGTTGCGTACTTCATATAGTTCCTGATCGACGATATCTGATGGAATCTCATTCCAAGCTACCATCAATTCATCAATAGCCGCAGCAAGCATTCGCGGAATATAACAGTCCATCAAATAATTTACAGACTTTATATCGCTAACGATTTCCTTGTACGAAGTAACGGCAACAATATTCTGTATGTAATGGCCTTTCTCGCGCATTACAGACAGCAACCGTTCAACTGCGTTCTTTCCATTCTGTTGGTCTTCAACAAGCATATATATACGTTTATTGCACTGTAAATCTTCCCAAGGACAGGAAGCATACTTGATGCAAAATAGTGCTTGTTCGTCTGCATCGCGCTCACCGTCTAATATGAATGCATCAAGCAGAACTTCATGTTTGCCCTCTGTCATTCCGACTTCCATAAGTAACTTCTTGTCTTCATCTGAGGGATCAGATTGTGCTATCCATTTCCCACACATGCTTGTTGGCTGCTTTAACAGGTCACGCTTCGCTTCAATTAATTGTGCTATATTGGAACTTGCAGAGGCATCAATTGTTTGCGTAAGCATAGGAACAATTTTCTCAACAAGCGCCTCATCCCAAGGGTTACATCCATACATTACACTAATTTGAAGCGCAGTTCTATATTCACAAGCCAGAGATTGCTCTTGAATTCTTATTTCGCGGCAAAACACCTCAAAATCTGATTTCAAACCGTAAAAGACAAAATCCAGACAAGTGTCATTCAAGGCATCCAGAAGCTCAGCCAATATCCCACGCCAGTGAAACAAGCGTACCGTATAAGGTAACAACCACTGTGTCATTGGTCTGTCTGCAACAAAGGAACGGAAACGCTTGTCATCTACCGTATAATCAATGCCTTCGATACCGATATATGTACATTGACAGTGTTTCGTATAATATGGTGCCGAATACAATACAATCTTCATAACAGCACCTCAATCAGTAGTTGGCAGCAGCCTTTTTTAGAAGTTGATCTGCTGCTTCATAGACAAGACTATCAATTGCAGAACGATTGCCTTCTATCATCTCCCATTTGCCCTTGTATTGATTGCCAACATCACGAACCGCATTTGGCAATACTCTTTCCTGATACATTTTCCTGATAGACGCAACAGCGGTTACACCAAGAACAGCGGCGACAATCATTCCTGGTGGGGTTGAAAGAAATGCTACAATTGCTACACCTAAGCCCAATCCTCCTGCAGCAAACAGAGCAACAACAGCAGCAAACACGTACCATCCTGAACTGATGAGTTTTCGGATTGTTCGCATAGTTTGGTTTGATACTTTGTAGTAATCCTCCAGAGAAACTTGATGCTGTGCTTGACACACCTCATTTGCCCGATCCAATACATCGTTCATAAAATCATTAAAACTGTAATAGCGACTCATTATTTCATCCCTCTCCATGCGTGCGTAATTGGGTCATATCTTTCAACCATTTTCTGCAAATGCTCTGTCAACTGCGGAACATTACTTTGCTCTATAACGCTTGCAGAAGTATAGTTAATACCTTCCTCGCTAAAAAGGCCAGCAATATGCTTATGCACAGTTTCCGGTCTATCAATATATTTAAAGCTCGATTCAAAAGCATTCTGTTGCGACCAATAAAACATGGCGTTGAATGGAAAGACATTCCGTCCTTCTATTTGAATAACATTATCCAAGATATTCGCTTGAAGCCATGCACTGTTTTCTTGACAGATTGCTTGATTCAATTGATGGTGTGGAAGCCATCTTTCTTCTCGTCTTCCGTTGACGCAATTCATGATGACCGAAAAAGGTATCTTTCTCTGGTAAAGAGTTGTCAAGATACTTTTTTCTATCTGCGTAAAAGAGCGATTTGGCATCATGAATAATACATAATGCACATCCGACATCGATTGCATTGTTTTATGGGTGTCCGATTCATTTGCATTAAAGCCGGGGGTATCTACGACATCGAAGCTATGTAGTAACTCGTGTTTGAAACGAGCCTCCACATGAAAGGCGCTTTCTTCTGAGATATCGTTAAGAACGGCTTGAGTCTGCAATAACGCAATATCTGTTGAAACAAGTTGTCCCTTACGGCTACGATAAGCAATTGATCGCTCTGTCCCATACCTGTACCTAGCCGTAAGGGATGTAGTAGCCAGTCCCTTGCCTGTCAAAGCCACATAATCGTGTAACAAACAATTAAGAAGCGTTGATTTGCCAATTTGGTAGCATCCCATAATGGCAATAATGGGTTTTTCTCTCGTCAGTTCCTTATCAATGTGGCCTTCATTGATAAAATCCGCCCATTTCCGCAAGAGATTCGCCTTCTTTCACTTTGTCATGACCAAATCTGAGTGATTTCTTCCAATGTACTATCAAGCTTCCTGCGAAGAGGTTCTATCTTCTTCACACGCCATGTCTTTGCTTTTTCAACAACTTCTTTCCGCTGCTTATCGGACATCTTAAGGAGCGCCAGTTCATTCTTTTCATTCGTGGACAAATCATTGCGTTGCATTTCCAAAATCGACTTGAACAAAGAAATGTAGAACAAACGAATTGAGGAAATCCCTGGTTCATCCTCCTGATTCAGAGGATTTCCATCCTCATCCATCCCAGTAGCAATCATTTGGACAATATCATCCTTCTTTTTCTGGAAATTCGCATAAAGTTCCTTGGAAATATTTTCTGCCAGCTTAGCGATATGCTTTGCCTTTTTCTTTTTGCTGACAGCAAATACAATAGCCGCCACTGCTGCAGAAACAATTAACAGCAACTCCGCAAAACCCGGAATTACAAAGTCCAATGGCAAAACGAAATAGTATAGATATGTAAGTCCAACCGCAGTTCCCACACCTGCACCAACTGACTTGAGCATAGCAGTCACGGTTAAATTGGCAGAAAGAGTCGTATTTACTAGAATCGTTCGAATCTCAGAATTGACGATATCTACCGACATTTTACCAGTCAATCCATCAGGAACTGGTTTGATGCTTGACAGCTTCTCATCTTGTTCGAGCCCAAGATCCTTCCAAAGTTGTTTCATGGCATCACTAATATCCAAAACTTTGTTACGAATATTAAGCTGATACACAGAGGTTTTCTCTAGTTTTCCAGCCCAACTCGATGCTGTCTGCACCATTGCTTTCTGAAGGTGCTTCTTAATGATGCTCTGACATCTTTCCTGTAACCATTCCGGAGCATCTTCATCGATCTCCCATGCAGCAGACAGTGATTGGCCTGTCACCGCATGCTTTGCAACGCGACCAACTCTTTTTAGACCCGTTACAATCTTGTTGCCTAAATTCTTCGCCTGACCAACCACACCAGATTCCTTGAACACTTCCGGCGCGGCTTCCGTAGCTGCAATATCAATGGCCCCTAGAATTACATGATCAAAATAATCCTTTGCAATTTCCTCATCGACACTCTCCGGAAGATGCCTATCCAACAAGCTATCCGTTTTCTCAGCAAATTGATCGAGCTTCTTCCGAGCTTCGGCATAACGCTTACGAGCTTCTTCTAGATTGTTACTCATAGCCTTCTCGGTACTGCTAAGAGAACTTTCTATTCCTTTGAGAGCTCCAATGACTGGTCTTGCACCTAAATCGCGCAAAATGCCTGCTACTCGGTTATTCATTACATGAGCCCGCAATTTATCAATCATCTCTCGCCACTGGCTTACTTCTAATATTTCAGCTACTGTTTCTTTACACAGACCATTCTGCGCCAGATTATCGGCAGCGTCATCTGCATCTACCGCTCTTAGAACACGTGATGTCGTCTTTTTCCACGCATCCATTACTGTCTCACACTTAAGAAGCCGTTTCCGGGCATCTTCCATGATCGCATCTTCAGACAATTTGTCAAGCTTGCCTTCCATAAGCAGTTTGCCCTGAGCTGCGCGAACTGCTAAAAAGGCATTATAATATAGCAGATAGCTATGATGAGGCATTGTATAACCCTGTTGCTGAATACCCGCTAAGATAGCTTCCCCAATTCCACCTGCTTGTTGAATAATCAAGGGATTTTTCCGGAAATTGATTACAAAGACCACCTTTTCAGCCATACCAGCATTTCGAAGTATCTTCAACATGTTAGTATCGGACTGAGAAAGCTGTGACTCACCATCGAGAATGTAGAGTACCACGGCGGCTTCATTTGCAGCTTTTAGTGCACGCTCCGTGTCTTCAATGCTAGCCATAGTGCCTGGCGCATCAATCACGGCAGTTCCTGTTTCTTCCATAAATTCAGAGTGCACAGGAACGATAATGCTTTCCACAAATACATAAAGATGCTCTTTAGGAACGAAGAGTGAAGTGCCCTGTTCATCTTTTGCATAGACAACATCAAAGCCCATTCGTCTCAGATTTTCCCACTTTTTCTCCAATTCTGTAGAAAAACTGATAAAAGACTGAATATCGTCAATCGACTTATATGCGCCTGCACATAGGTTTTTATGTTCTGGTGATCCATACAGTGCAATAGTCAGTATGGCACTCCTTAGCATGTTCATCTTATCGATATCATAGGTATCTTCCTTTGGATTCAACTGCTGAAATAATGCAATCTCTTTGCATATCGCAGCTTTCAAGAATCTCCTATGTTCTTCATTATCAAGATCATATTCAAAATCCTGTGCATCTAAGTGCTCTCCAGCCACCTCCATAATTCTTCGGACTAACTTCTCCTTTGAATAAGTGTTGACTGTCACCTGAGTAGCATGACGATCATGATAGATTGTTAACGGAACAGCACTTAGGCGAATGCCGCCGCCACCTTTTCCACAGGGCGTAATTTCATGCCCATCAGCCATTGCAACTGTTGTCGTAGACTTACCTTTCTGAAATGCAGAAAACAACGATGTCGGCATAATGTTATCAGCGAGAATCTTCTGTGAATAGCGCAATTCATCAATGATTTTCGCACTATATCCTGAAAAGTCGGCGTCTTCTTGCAGTTCTTCAGCATACCTCACCGAATCGCTGACCAAGGAATGCAACTTGACTCTGTATTTATCAAACAATACCATTTCGTCACTAGCAGTTACATTGTTCATAATGATCCTCCTATATGCCTTCTTAGAGTGTAGGGACTTTTATGCTCTGACAACCTTCAAATTTCTCACACCGAACAAATACCCATTAAACGAGTTACTTACAAAAAACCACATCCTTCCTCTTATCTTAGAATAGTCACTGGTTCAAATTGTAGACTTTATAGGCCATCCGTAGTATAATTATTTTGTATACTTATAAGTAGGCGAATCAGGCACTTTCGAGGGGATATGCTGGGTAAATAGCTTGGTATGGTTCATAGAATAAGCTGGTTCACGATTCCTACTACCCACACCAAATTTTGTTGAAATAGCTCATTTTTTGACGTGTGACTCAAGCGCCGCTTTCAGTCCAACGGAGAAAAGTAGTATGTGATATTCCGAGTATTCGACTGGCCTCTCTTGCCGACATTTCTCCTCGCTGCCACTTCTCGTAGCAATATTGGTACTTATCGGGGCGATCCTTCGGTTTCGGCCCAAACCGAACGCCCTTCTGCTTTGCGGCGGCAATGCCCTCGGCCTGTCTTTGCCGAATGAATTCTCTTTCGGTTTGCGCCACATACGAGAGCAACTGAAGAACAATATCAGCGATCAGTGTCCCGGTCAGATCCCGTCCCTGCCGAGTATCCAGCAAAGGCATGTCCAACACTACGATGGCTGCCTTTTTTTCTTTGGTGATAATCCGCCACTGCTCAATGATCTCCTCATAATTGCGCCCGAGCCGGTCAATACTCTTGATTACCAGTGTATCATCGCATTTCAGCTTTCTGACCAGCTTTCGGTATTGTGGGCGATTGAAGTCCTTTCCCGACTGCTTGTCAATGAAAACGCTATCCTCATCAACTCCGAACTGCCGCATTGCGATGAGTTGGCGATCTTCATTCTGCTCACGGGTCGAGACACGGACATATCCGTAAGTTGTTGTGTTCATTTTCTTGCCTCCTGTACATTCGGGTGTAACCCTTATTCTACAGAAAGCGCCTGAAACTATATATGAAGTTGAGGAAACACTTGGTATCATTACATTTCTGCCATCACCTCCGTACATATTCGAACGGTCCGAAACCCTCGAATGCGTATCATTTACCATCCTAATTATAACTCATATGATGTGTAATTAGCAACCCTTATGATTTCTTTTTTACAGTTCAAATGATTAGTACAATTATACCAGTATGAATGATGATCAGGAGAGTTGCTATGGACGCTAAAACCCGTATTAAAGAGCTCATGGATGAACGCGGTTGGACGATTTATGAACTGGCCAAGCGGTCTGGCCTTGCCCAGACAACTATCTCTAATATGTGGAAGCGCAACACCGAGCCGACGATTCCTTCGCTCCGGGCCATATGCGATGGCTTCGGCATTACTCTTGCGCAGTTCTTTGCAGAAGGTAAACTGGTTGAACTCACCCCAGAACAACAGCAATTCTTTATGCGTTGGGCGGCGCTGACGCCAGAGCAGAAGGAAATGCTCATGAACCTGGTAACCTCCATGAAATAAAAAAAGCCCCGCAAGCTAAGCCACCAGCTGAAACACTCAGCCACCAGCTCCGCTTGCGGGGTTATTGCTTATACGGTGACCTCTGTTCCATCCTTGAAACAGAAGGTCAGCCTTTTTTTGTTTTTCGATTCGCTGCGATTGACGATAACTTGTTCAACCGTTCCCGCGAACAGATGCTCGTCAAACTCAGTAAGCCCATCTGTATTCCTGATCCTCTCAATGAAGGCTTCCAGTTTCATCTTTCTGCCGGCTTTCTCAGCCAGCTGATCGTTGATTTTGCGCTGCTGCTCCTTGAGCCTTTCGCATTTGGCGGTCAAAGCATCGAAAGATCGGTTGTACTCATCCTGATCCTGCACCATTTCAGCGTTTCTGCGCACCATCTGGTTAAGCTCCAGATAAAAGCTGTCCAGTTCTGTCTGAATCCGTTCAGCCTCACGGTTCAGCTTATCCGTATTGGTCAGGCACATGATCACTGCCTCGTAGGCTGCAATGATCTCTTGCTTTCGTTCAAGCATCTGCTCAAGGGCCTTCTGGAAAGCAGTCTTGACCTCTTCCTCTCGAACATGGGGCGTATGACAACGCTCTGCGCCTTTGTCGTACTTCCTATTACACCGCCACACAACGCAGCGGTAAGGGTCGTTGCTGTGCCAAACCTTGCTGCCAAAGTACGCGCCGCACCCACCGCAAACTAAGCGATTGGAGAAAATACTGGCCGCGCTGGTGTGCCGACCCTTCTGACTACGGCGCGTCATCTCATACTGCACCAGATCGAATACTTCCGGTGTAACAATGGCAGGGTGGCTGTTCTCTACGTAAAACTGAGGCACTTCGCCGCGATTTACTTGCGTTTTGCTCAGAAAATCAGGCTTGAAGGTCTTTTGCAGAAGGGAATCGCCTTTGTATTTTTCATTGGTCAGGATGGATCGTACCGTACTGTTCGTCCATTTCACCTTCCCGGCCGGGGTCGGGATGCTGCGCTCCGTCAGGATGGCCGCGATGCTGGAGGGCGTCTGTCCGTCCAGAAAGAGGGCGTATATCTCACGGACGATTCGCGCCTCGTCCTCAACAATCCGCATCTGGTTATCCTTTTCGCCTGTGCCTTTCTCATAGCCAAGGAAGTGGGCATATCCCACAGAAACCTTACCATCCGAGATGCGCTTGCGCCAGCCCCAGGTAACGTTTTCCGAAATGGATCGGCTTTCCTCCTGCGCCAGAGAGGACATGATGGTAATCAGCAGTTCGCCCTTGCTGTCCAGCGTGTCGATGTTCTCCTTCTCAAAGGTCACGCCCACGCCTTTTTCTTTCAGCATACGGATGGTAGTCAGCGTGTCCACCGTATTTCTGGCAAAACGGCTGACCGACTTGGTGATGATCCTGTCGATCTTACCGGCCATCGCGTCCTCGATCATGCGGTTGAAGTTCTTTCTCCGCTTGGTACTGGTGCCTGTGATGCCCTCGTCCGCGTACACCTCCACGAAAATCCATTCAGGATTCTCACGAATCTTTTTGGTGTAGTAGTCCACCTGGGCTTCATAGGAGGTCTGCTGTTCTTCTTCGTCCGTACTGACGCGAGCGTAGGCAGCAACGCGCAGGGTGGCCGTCAGCGGTCTTGCCGCCGCATACCGCTGCATGGTGGCTGGGATCATCCGTACTCTTGTTCCACCGGCGACGGTGGATACGCTGGAAATTGCCGACTCACTCATGGCGCTGCCTCCTTCTTGCCGATTCAATCTTCATCTGCTCACTGGCTTTCTGCCGCATCTCAGGAGTCCATGAGCTGGCTCTGGATTCCCATGCCCATTGCCGCTCCTCTGTGTGACCGTCCTTGAAAACAAACTGTAAGCGGTCGCTGTCAACCACTCGGATGACTTCCAACTGCTTCATGGCCTCATCCGTCACTTCGCTGACTCCTAATGCCTCGCAGGTGAGTACCTCCAGCACTTCTTCAGGAATCTGGCTAGCGGGGCAGTATCGCTTGCCCTTTCTCGTATAGGTGAGGCATTGCCAGGTATAGCGCGGGGTGGAGTTGCGCCCGGTAGAGCGTGTCCTGCGGTTGTAGTTCGCGCCGCAGTTGCCGCAAACGATTTTGCTGGTAAAGGGATAACGGGCGACCGTAGACTTTCGAACGTTGATAAACTCTCTACGCTCGGCAAGAATCTGTTGGGCGCGTTCGTAAGTCTCATGGTCAATGATCGCCGGATGGGTATTTTCTGCGTAATATTGGTTCAGCTGGCCGATATTGCGGTGCCGCTTTTTTGAAAGGTGATCTTCCACAAAGGTCTTTTGCAGAAGGCAGTCGCCGGTATACTTTTCGTTGGTCAGCACTTCAACCACATAGGTTGACGACCATTCGCCGCCCAGCCGCTTGGGTACCTGTTCGTGAGCCAGCCTCTTTGCGATCTGCACACTGCCCATCCCATCCAGATACTCGCGGAAAATCCTGCGGACGATAGTAGCCTCATCCTCATCGATCACGATCTTCCCATCCACGGTTTTGTATCCGTATAAGAGCATGAGGTTCATGGGTTTGCCTTCCGCAAAATCCTTACGGATGCGCCACTTGCAGTTGTCGGATACACTCTTGCTTTCCTCCTGCGCAAAAGAAGCGAGAAGGGTAAGCAGCAGCTCACCATCCCCGCTCATCGAATGAATGTGTTCTTCTTCAAAGTAAACGTCCACGCCTATGGCCTTCAGCTCACGGACGGTTTCCAGAATGGTAACCGTGTTTCGTGCAAACCGACTGATGCTCTTGGTGATAATCATATCGATTCGTCCTGCTCGGCAATCTTCCAACATCTGCTGAAAACGTGGACGATCATCCTTTGTGCCCGTCATCGCTTCGTCTACATACACCCCGGCGTATTCCCAGCCAGGACACTTCTGGATGTATTGATTATAATAGCTGACCTGTGCGGAAAGCGAGTGCAGCATGGCGTCCTTTCCGCATGAGACTCTGCAATATGCGGCGACACGCTTGCGCCTGGGTAACTCGTTTTGCGTCTGCTTGACCCTGTGAACGACCGTACCCCTGTCAACCCTGGTGATCTCCATTCTTTTCACTCCTCGCTCGGTATTGGAAGCCGAAGCGCATCGGGCTGCCCGGTTTCCGTGACCATTAATCACTCTTTTGGAGGGATATATCAAGCGATACTTTGATACAAATCGCCCCAAACGGGAGAGAATTTTTCCGCGAGGATCGGTGCAATTGTGACAATTTCCTTGGCAGTAACCAGTCCTGTATCCAGCATTTCCTTTAGAACGGATATCGCGGCGCGGTAGGACAGTTCTCGCTGAAGCTGGTCGTGGGTTAGAAGCGGGGCACCGGTGTTCTGCTGAGTTTTACGCACTGCGATCATTCCGTCCTCCATTTGTCCGTCCAAAGCGATGCGAGATATAGCAGTCGTGGCTGCAATATTTCCTGTCGCGGTCATGACCCAAAAGAGGCTGACCGCAGCCGACACAGGTTTTTGTGATTGCAGATCGTGCCTGCATGCGCCAATATGCCACACGACAGGCATCCGAGCAAAAGACGCGCTTTCTGTGTCCCGGAACCGGCGCGACAGGCCGGTGACAGCGAGGACACAACTGCGCGTCGTCCGTGGGCAGAATATTATCTTCAGCTTCGGCAAGCTCTGAACCGGCATCCCTTCTGCAAAACGACTTGACCGTATTCACGGAAAGGTCGAGAAGGGCGCCGATTTTCTTATAGCCTTCGCCCATAGCTCTGAGCCGCCTGATTTCTTCCTGCTGTTCCCGCGTCATGTTCTCACCCCCAAAGACTGCCCTCCGGGAATCAGAGGGCAGTAGACAATACCATGCTTAAACAACCTGACTGTACTTGCCGGACACCCAGCCCACACGGTCGCTGAGTGCAACAGCATGCCAGCCATCGGGTGCAGTGGCGATGTAGGGAAGCGCCGTGCCGGAGGCTACAGAGGTAATGCGGCCATAGTTCGTACCGTTGCCCACGCGGATGTTGACCTTGCCGCCGTTGCCGGCAGTGATCAGAACGGTCTTGACCGGGGCGGTTTCGGGGGTGGACTCGGCGGGCGTATCGGACTGGGCAGGCACATCGGGCGTTTCAGTGGAAGGCTGGTCATCCTCGTCCACATTGCCCTTGCCTTCATCATCGTCCGCAACAGCGTCCATGAGCGCCTTGTGCGTCTCATCACCGTACTTACCGTCCACCTTGACGCCAGCCTTCTTCTGGAAGGACTTCACGGCGGCCTCGGTTTCGCTGCCGAAGTCGCCATCCGCGCCATACTTGGACAGGTCATATTCCAGCTGGATCAGAAGCTCCTGCAGAGCCTTCACATCCTGACCAACCATGCCCTTCTTCAGGAGACGGCTGCCCAGGGTGGCCACAACGGTAGTAGAACTGCCGGGGCTGGTGGGAACATCTGCAAAAGCATCGCCGTAGTCGATGAACGGAAGCTGATACCAATGCAGCCACTTGCGGCCACTCAGCTTGGTCTTAACGCACCCATACGAAAAACCGCGTTCCTCGATGACATAGCCGTTTCCGACATACACGCCAACATGACCATCGAAGCGGACAGCGATGCCAGGGATCTCAGGGATGGTATCAATGGTACCCCAGGCCATGCCCTTGCTCTTGGCATAGGTGAACATGCCGTTGGCGGACTTGTCAGGGCATCCGTGATTTCCATACTTGCTCTTGAAGGTGTTATCCGTGCCGATGGACTCGATAACTCCGATACCGCCACTGGTCCACTGGTAACCTTTGATCAGGCCAACGCAGTCGGCGCAGACCTTCTTCTTGGCGATATCGTCCTTGTAGCGGGCAGTACGGCTAGAGCCATAATGCGAAGGATACTGTTCCGCTTTTCTTGTGCGCAGGCTCTCGGTACACTTATAGACGACCGACCCATACCAATAGGGCTGGTCAAGCATCTTCTCGCAAAAGGCGACAAAATGCTCATTCGTATACGGGGTATTGATTCTTTCAATGGAAAGAGTAGTATCAGGCATAAATCCTCCTATGTTAAAAGGGGCTGCGGTCGTCCCACAGCCCCGGTCGGTCGCTTACTGTTTATTCGTATCGGTATCTTCAGGCAGTTCCGGCTTCGTGGTGTTGCCCTTGTGGATCTGGGTGAGCGCCTCCTTGAACTTTTCCGGGATGGGCAGGCCCAGCTGAGAGGCGTTCTCCAGCAGGGACACGCCCTCATTCGCCAGGTAGAAGCAGACTACGGCGCTGCGCAGTGCGCTGCCGGTGCCTACCACATGCAGGTCAACAATGTGCGCCACGCCAACCAGCATCAGGATCAGCACCTTGCGGCAGATGCCCTTGAAGCCCACGGCACTGGACAGCGTCTTGGCGCTGATCGCCACCATGACCCCGGTGATGTAGTCGATGGTCATGAAGATGATGAGCGCAATGAGCAGACCGTCCATGCCGCCCAGGAAGTAGCCCAACCAGCCGCCCAGAGCGGTGATGGCGATTTCGATCTTCGTCCAGACCAGATCAA